TATGACTCAAATACTAAAAGAATTAAATAATACTAAACCAAGTTGGAGGAATATTAGGCAAATTATCGCTAACGCAAACGTTCAAGACTTTGAGGAGCTTTATCGTTATTTATATGTTAACGCTTCTGTATACGCAAATGGAAATGAGGGAATGGTTGCTATTTACATCAACGAATATAGTTATCAGGCTAATTTCCGTATTGATAAAGAAATTAATGCGATGGCACTTATAGGAAAGCTTATGGAATTAAAGCCAAAACTTATTTCCCTTTAATGATAAATCTTGAAACCATATCAATCCAAGATAACTTATTTCAAGTTTATCGTAAATTAAAGGATAATGAAAAATGGGACTCTACACTTTTAAAAAAACTATGGAATTGTACCCATGTTTTCAGACATAATGGTATGCTTTATGTATGCCGAGAAATAGAAACAATTAATTATCAACAATTATAAATTATGGAACAACAACCCCAAATGAATGTGAATATTGACCTTAAAAATACCGAGGCAGTAGAACACAAAAACGGAAAAGTATGGGCTCAAGGATTTTTAATCCGTAAAGTCTCTAAGTTTGTAACAGGCACCTCTGAAGATGCTTATATGCCAATCCCGGTATTTTATGACCCTACAACAGGCGAAATTCTTCAAAGCACACTTCCACCAGAACTAAGAGATGAAGCAAGTCAAAACAATATTTCAGTGGCTGAATGAGATAACTCTCTATAAATCCTCTCCTGAAGAGTTTTCACAGGAATCGTGGGATAAATGGAATTCTTACATGATACATAGATATTTATCTATGGATATAGATTACATAGACATTGTAAATTATGTTCAAAAGATTAATCCACAAAGTAAGAAACAAATTTATACTATTTACAAAGAAATGATTCCAAAGAAAAAAGTTTACCTCAAGTATGTCAAAAACGAAAACAAAAAGAATTATAAAGAATTAGCTGAATACATAGCCGACTATTTAGAATGTGGTTTAGGTGAAGCTGACGAATACATTCCTATTTTACAGGAACATGGTATTAGAGGTATCCTTTGGAAGATGGGGGTAGAAGAAGAAGAAACAGAAAAGTTAATAAAAAAAGCAGAGTTATGAGCAAATTAGTAGATATGCTTTATAAATCAGCAGAAGCTGATAAATCTAAAGCATTACTTACCCTAGAAATACTAGGTAAACACCCCGCAGGTATTGGAGATCATTCAACAGAAGATTTTTATAGAAATGCTGAGGAAGCACTTTCTATGTTAGCGGATGCTGATGATAGATTAGAAGCAATTGGTAAATATTTAATGGAAAAAAGAGTTATTTAATTTAAAAAATTAGTTATGGATTGGGAAACTACAAATACAGGAAATATTTCTGTCAATGATGAACTAACAAATACAGGAAATATTTCTGTCAATGATGAACTAAAAGTCAAATATGGTAAAACAGCTACCGACTTCCTTAAAGAGGAGTATCCTACTATTTATGCTGGCTATATGGCTGTCATGGAAGAGCAGTTGGAGCTATTTAGCAAAAAACATCTTGACTATGGTATGCACAATATTACTGCTGGTACTTCTCTTAATACTGAAGATGAAAGGGAATTTGCTCTTGCTGGATTATGGTATAGAATGAGTGATAAGATTAATCGTTGGAAGAATCTAATTATCAAAAATAGAGGCCCACAGAATGAAACAATTATTGATACTTTCCAAGATATATGCAACTATGCTATTATAGCTCAGTTAGTGGAAAGAAAGTTATGGAGAAAATAAGTTTTGGCTAAAAAGAAAGCACCTTTAATAGTAAGGGAAATCCAAAAAAATAAACCAGAACCGGTTAATTTTGCTTATGAGAAAAATATCTCATATTCCCAACTATCAATGTATGACCAGTGTCCTAAAAAATGGGCATTACAATATAGGGATGGACATAAAGTAAGTGAACAAAGTATCCATATGGTGTTTGGAACTGCACTACACGAAACATTACAAATGTATCTTGATACTATGTATAACGAGAGTGCAGCAGCAGCTGACAGGTTAGATTTAGAAACAGATTTTGAAAATAGGTTAAGAGATGAGTATTCAAAAGCGTATAAGAAGAATAATGGCACACATTTTGCCGACGCGCAAGGACTTCGCGAATTCTATTCCGACGGAATTGAAATTATAAGTTACATAAAGAAAAATAGAGGTAAATATTTTTCTAAACGTGGTTGGTGGTTAGTTGGTTGTGAGGTTCCAATTGTATTGGCGCCTAGTTCGCGATTATTACGCGTTAAATACATGGGCTATCTAGATGTCGTATTATTTAATGAAAACACAAACAAATTCGTTATAATCGATATAAAAACGTCTACTAAAGGATGGGGTCCCCGAGAACGTAAAGATAAAACCAAACAATACCAACTAGTTTTATATAAAAAGTTTTTTGCTGAACAATACAATGTTAATATTAATGACATTGATATTGAATTCTTTATCGTAAGACGCAAACTCTGGGAATCAGAAGATTTTGCAATTAAACGCGTCCAACAATTTAGACCCCCTTCGGGTAAAACCTCAGTTAATAGAGCAACTAAAATGTTAAATGAATTTTTAGATAATTGCTTTACTAGAGAAGGGTTTAGTGAAAAAGAAATGCCCGAAACCCCTAATAATAATTGTAAATGGTGTCCATATTTTAAGACTCATTTATGTTCTTCGACTTTCGAAAAATAATAATATACGTATATCAAAATATAAATAAATAAACGTTATGGCAAACAAAGATATGACACTAACAAGTGTAAAAATCAAAAGTGATTTGTTTGAAACCTTTAAAATTGAATGTGTGAAACGTAAGTTTTCATTCCAAAAACTTGCCGACCGCGCTATTCATTTGTATCTTACAGATGAAGATTTTAGAAAACAAATTAATAGTCACACTAATTTAGAACTTTAAACAAATGAAAGAAGGTTATATTCCTAAAGAGCAGAGAAAAAATATTCTACTGCTCACCGATGATATTAGATTACACTCGGGTGTTGCTAATGTAGGTAAAGAAATAGCTATCCATACTGCCCACAAATACAATTGGTATAATGTAGGAGGTGCTATTAACCACCCTGAGTTTGGTAAGATATTTGACATCAGTGAAGATGTAAATAAACTTATAGGCATTCCTGATGCTTCGATAAAAATCCAACCCTATAATGGATATGGTGATCCTGAGTTAATTAGGGGGTTAATCAAACGAGAAAATATTGACGCTATCTTCTTAATTACAGATCCTAGATATTTTACTTGGTTATTCCAAATCGAAAATGAAATTCGCAAACATATTCCTATTATATACTTAAACATTTGGGATGATTACCCAGCTCCAATGTATAATCAAGCTTATTATGAATCTTGTGATTTGTTAATGGGAATTTCTAAACAAACTGTTAATATTAATAAATTAGTATTAGGAGAAAAAGGAACAAATAAAATTATTGATTATGTTCCTCATGGAATGAATTCTAAAATCTTTTACCCTATTCCAATAGATTCAGATGAATATCAAAATGTAAAAAAGGTTAAAGAACAAATAACAAAAGGTAACCCTTCTAAATTTATTTTATTCTTTAATTCAAGAAATATTCGCCGCAAATCAATCCCCGATACATTCTTAGCCTGGAAATATTTCATTGATCAACTTCCAGAAGATGAAGCTAAAGAATGTTATTTCTTGTTACATACTGATATAGTAAGTGATGCTGGTACTAACCTCCAAGAAGTTAAAGATTATATTTTTGGAAAAGAATACACTAACTTAATGTTTTCATCAAATAAAGTTCCTGCAGAACAATTAAATGCTTTCTATAATTTAGCAGATGCCCAAATCTTATTATCCTCAGCTGAAGGGTGGGGATTAGCATTAACTGAAGCATTATTAACTGGTACTCCTATCATTGCAAACGTAACAGGTGGTATGCAAGACCAAATGAGGTTTATAGATGAGAATGGAGAATGGTACACCCCAGATGCTAATATCCCTTCTAATCATACAGGTGCTTATAAAAAACATGGTAAATGGGCTTTCCCTGTATTCCCTAATAACCGTTCACTAGTAGGTTCACCTCCTACCCCATACATTTGGGATGATAGATGTCGTCCTGAAGACGCAGCCGAAAGAATTATGGAATTATATAAAATGAGTCCTGAAGACCGTAAAAAGGCAGGAATGGATGGTTATAAATGGGCTGTGGGGGATGAAGCAGGGTTTACCTCAGAACATATGGCTGCTAGAGTAGATAAAAATATGGAAAAATTATTTGCTACTTGGGAACCTAGATCACA